TATAAATGACTAATTATCAATATATTATAATCGCTGACGTTTCAATATTTGAAACACGCCTGCACAATTGTGCAGATATTGAATTCTCACACGATTCTCACACAATGAAACTATGACGCCACTCCGAGTAAAGCAAAAACTATTAGAAGCGCGCGATCAAATTCACGTACTACATTGGGATACTGTAAGTTAATGGTAACAATATACATTTAATCCGAGTAGCCACTAAAGTTGCAGAATAAAAAATGCCGGATTAGCTCAATTGGGAGAGCGTTAATCTACAGGTTGGATAATGTGGGTTCGAGTCCTACATCCGGCACAACCTAAGACAACTACAAGACATTTAAACAAAAAAACACGTTGAGGTAAATCACTTATCCCAACGCATTAAAAACAAATAAAAAGAAAACAGAATTAATCGCAGTGTCGAAGTATCTTATCTCTTTCAGATATAGACATCTCATCAAATTTCTTTTTCACAGCATCGGCCACCACGCGGCTTTCGCTCATTCCTGTATAGTTGGCATATGCCTTCGTTAACCGTGTATATAAAGGTGGTAGATATGTTCTTACAGACCCGTCTTGCTTACTCATAGTTCTTCTTTTTTGAAGTATTCCATTTGAAACGACTTACCGGATATAATCATTTCTTGACGAATTTGCACTGTATCTAAATAGAATTCTTTCTCTACCATTTCCTCTCCGTAATTTTTCTCTACCCATTGTTTAAGAATTGAAAAATAAGCTTTGGAAAGTATTATGGCTTTAACCGGTATGTTGTATTTCCTACAATGTATAATTCCGGCTGCGCACATATCAATCGCAATATTATGCTGTTTTTGATAGTTAGTCAAGTCTAAGACGGGGTTATTGAATTCCTTATTCATTGACAGATATAAGTATATGTAAAATTGATATAATAGGTATCACTTGCATAACTCGTTTGTTGCAATGCAAGTTTGAGCGAACTTGAAGAAATTATTGAAGCTAATGCAGTAATGTCGTGCGATGGGTTTGTGGTGTCATAAATCAAACAAGTGTCACCACTCACAATATTTGCTTGATTACCTATAGTTACAACATTTGCATTTGCCGGATAAGGAAGTGTTAAATACACCTCAGCTCTTCCATTTACAAATGCAGTTTGATTCCAACCTGTAAAATTCGCAATCCATTTTAGAGTAACCACGTTCCCTACCTTTGAATAAAAAAGATTATTAAAAACAAAGGTCGCGCCAGATCCATTTGATAAAATAGCAGCCCCATTGCCATAAACCACATTAGGATCAGAAGCGGCAAATACTAAGTTCGGATAAGTTCCCGAAACACCCGCACCACTTGCATTTAACTGAGGGGGAATGAAGAAATTCAAATTAATAGCTGATGAATAATCACAGATTCTCGCACCCCCAGCCGAAATTGCCATTTTACGTATATTGTGAACGTTGTATTGAGAATTATTTGTAAATGTGACAGGATCGGCATTTGTTGTGTATTGAGTTATTGCTATCGAGAATACTGGATTACCGGAAGTCATCGTAAAAGAAGTCGAGTCTATTTGATATACTTCCCCTTGATAAAAACAAGCTCCGGCGGAGATATTGTAAGTAAGTCCGCTTCCTGAGTTCACAGCTCCGTATAGGATATAGATTGCATTCGGATTATAACTTGACCCTATAAGCCCGATTAACATAGATGAGAATACCTCTGAGTTCGCATCTTGCAAAAATTGCAAGGTTCCACTTTTTATCGGCATTTCTGCACTGTCTGTTATTGACGATACGTCTAATTTTTTCATATTGGGTTAATTGTAAAAAGTAAAGAAGCGGGAATGTATTGATTAACAAAGTTGGTTATGATTTGATTTGCAATAGTTGCGTTTGAATTAATAAACGAATAAAGAGCCGTAGGAATGTTTATTTGAAAGTTACTTGTAAAGATAGAAGGCAACGTATAGGCTCCGATTATATTTGTGTAAATATTGCTATTGGCAGTAACATCAATTTCAGAATCTGTAATCCCGACTATTCCGCCCTTTGTATTGCCAACCAAAAACCCTTTTACAATTGGTGTCGAATTAGTAATGTAAATATCGCTTTTAATATCACTTGCTCCAGAGGGATCGGTTGGATTAGGGTTCCTGAAAACGCCAATAAAATTACCATTCACGACCGCGCCAAATTCTTTATTAATTGCATATTCGAGAATTATCTTATTCCCAGCGTATAGAATTCTTTCATTTAGGCCTATAAAAGAATCTTGCATTTTATACCAATTCGTCGTGGTCGGTATGTCAACATTCTCATTAATCAAACTCAAATAAACCGCCTTGTTATAGATTACTTGGTTAAGAAAATTATAACTACCAGCGGAATAAGTTGGAGCCGCTGAACCTTGATAATATGAATTAAATAAAGCATCATGTGCCCATTGTAAGGGCGACAATAACGCTTGTATGAATGCGATAGTCTTTTTGTATCTTTTGTCCGGTGGCAAAAGCTCTACAGAATTAGCGTTTATATCGAAATCGTAAATCATCTTTTCGTAATTATTCGGCTATAAAGTTCAATGTGTCTGCAAAAGTATTTCTTGTCGTCGTTTCTTCGCTTACATACCCGCTAATTGGATTCCATAATCTTTGAATCACAGTGCTATTAAGCACAAGATTAATTCCAGCTGAATATGAATCTGTGTCTTTTCTCCCGCGAACATTTAAGAGAACGACATCATCTATACCGGCAACGCCTCTTATTGTGCTCTCTAAATCTGTCATTTTAATACTTCCGTTGAAATTCGTAATGGAAAGATTTTGTAAAAATGAATTCAGGGCATTTATGACGTTTGTTTGAATTACAGAAGCATACTGCCCTTGAAAATAGATATTAGCGTTAATGTAAAGTTTATCCGAGTTCAAAGATTGAATAGCGTAAATTATTCCCGCTGTACCAATCAAATTAATGAATCCTTGTGCCGCTGCAATTTGATTCGATAATAAGGCGACAAATGGGTTCCCTGTAGCGATTTTAATTGATACTTGATTTGGAGATGTTGAGTTTACCGAACACGCTGTTATGATTCTCAATGTTGGATCGACAACGGGGTAAGCCCATGCGCCATTTGATAATAAAATTACTTGTGGATTATTATCAGAATATTGGAATAAAAACATTTGATTTTGTATCCAAAGAGGGGATGCAGCTGCACTTTGAGCCGCTGTTGTCTCTAAAGATGTTTTCAGAAAATCCATCAACTGCTCAATATAGGCAGCGCAAACAGCAAAAGCAAAACAAAACAACCCCATGATGTTACGTTTACTCCATTGCGTCGGGTCGACTGTTATTCCAATAGCCGCAAAGTTTGAAACCAGTGCGGTTTGAATTTGAGAATTAATTTGGTTTACCGTGCGTGCCATTTTTGAATATTGTTTTAAGTGCCAATTTTGAATTCATAATTTCATATATCACGGGGATTAATGCCATGCTCAAAATCGAATGATGAGAAATCGTTTTTGAGGTGGATTTATTCCAAAAAATCCATTCTTCCTCGACATGGATATAACCATATCTTTTCTTGATCTTTTTTAGCAGCTTCGTTTTCATGGAATGATGTATTCAGGATTTGAATTGACAGTTGGAGTCGGGATGCCTCCTATTGCCGTTTGTTGATCCATATTAATATTTGGTGTATCGTCATAATTTCCAGCACTTGGATCGTATGCTGAGCCTTTAGAATCTATGGAGTTACATACAAATTCCAAAACATAGTGATATAAATTATCGTGTGAATAGTCCTGGTCTTCATTGATACAATTCAACGGGCTGCATGCTGTCGGTGAATATTGAGAAAGAGCCGCTATAACCTGATCGCGTAAATCGAAAATAGCTAAATCCTGCTCAAATGTTCCATCTGTATTAAAGAAGTCATGCACAAGATGAATCTTAATGCCCAAATCAGCCGAACGGAATCCCAACCCGATAATCTCATAATTCACAGAATTAGCAACCTCAACAAAAGCCGCCGGACGTGGCCAGACATAATCACTTCCCTTTTCAATATATTCAATTTGATTGTTCCAAATCCGTGAATATAAAGAAACGGTCTGATTATCTGCGTTAGTAACTTGGATAGTCGCTAATTTAGATAATATGTCCGTTATTGGTTGTTTGATTCCCGCCATAATTAAAATACTTTTTGATTTATTGTTATTGAATCAACTGGGTCAAAACAGTATTTCTTCGCATACACTAAACATGAAATTGTATCATCAAATGATTTTGTAACATAGACTTTATCAACTGTAACATTGTCGAAAGCAGTTAGTCCATATATTATTTTTAATATATCCAGTTCAAATTGTTCCATAACATTTAATTTAATGCAAATATAATGTATTTATTGAGCTTTCCATATCTTATCGACTGTTTTAGAAATTAGCTTACTCTGTTTATCTGTTAATTCTTGCGTCTGTCCAACAAAGCGCCTTTCAGGGATCGTAATGCTGTGGTTTCTGCCTGCGTTTTTCGTGCCTTTATTTTGCGCTGAAGCATAGGGTAAATCAACAACCATTTTTAATGTGCCATTCCCTATTGTGCTTGTACGCGCCATCATGCTAACAGCTCTTCTTAGAGTACCACCCCTTATCTTATAGCCTGCACCAACTAATATAGGGCTTGTGCGTCTCTGTAGCCCTTTTGTTTTCGGATATTTGTACGCCTTCGTTCCCGGTATTCTTCTTTGCACCTCTTGCCAATTCTCACCATTGAATCCTTGTTTTTTGAATGAACTTAAAAAGTAATTTTGCGCTTGGGTAGAAAGCAAAACTAAAACCTCACGTTTTGTTTGATCCAACTTTTGTTTGACTTCCTCAAAATTAAATCTGTTCATTTCAGTGTCAATAAATAAAGCGTATGATTAACCAACCCTTTCATGTCTGCTATTATGTTATCCAAATCAGAGTCAACTGTCTGATCTATGATAGTAACAATATCTTGATTCAGAAAAACCATTAACGATACTAAATAATCACGTGGGGCTATCGCAGTGTCCGTCTCAAATGAAGTGTGACCGGACATTCTGCCATATTTCCCTTGATATGTCTCAATAAACAAATCTGTCAAATCAAGCCATGTATCATAAGCTTCATTCAATGCCTTATGCGTCGAATAACTTACAGTATCCCAATGTAGTACGTGAATTTGATCGCGCGCTTCTAATAGTTTTTGCTTTACTCGGAGTGGTGTCATAGTTTCATTGTGTGAGAATCGTGTGAGAATTCAATATCTGCACAATTGTACAGGCGTGTTTCAAATATTGAAACGTCAGCGATTATAATATATTGATAATTAGT